ATTCATAAGTGAGTAGTTGTCTGGTCTTAGTGTGCCATGACATCTACCCCAAGCTTCCATAAGTGTTTGTATGCCATCTTCTCTATTAGTGTTTTGCGAATTACCTATGGCTTCTAGTCTTTTACCAAACTCGTCCATAATAGTTATTTGCGTTGGTCTCATCTTCAAAACAGAATGAACAGCACCACTTGAGGTATACCCATCTCCAACTACAAGCTTTTCATGGTCGCTAGCGTTTAGCACAGACTCTACAAATGTTTTGATGTTTTCTTTACCCTGACCAGACTTTGCGATACCCATAAAGTACATGGACGAAAAGTTGTTCATATTGGTTCTGTAAATACGCCCACAGGTCACGCTAGCTAAAGCCAAAGCTCCGATTAAAGAAAGCTCTGGTTGTGGTACTTGTGCTATTTCTTCACAAAACTTAAACATATCTTTTAGCAATCCAGGTGGATTAAATAAGTCTTTTGGTTTTTGTATGGTTTCTGATGCTTGTATAAACAAGGGTGCTATTTGATTTTTTCTATCATGCGTGCTTTTGACACTATCTACAACGCCATCTATTTCTTTTTGTGGTAGTGGTGGGTTATTAAGTTTGTTCCAATTTTGTAAGAATACTTTTACAAATTCTAAGTTTACATTTTTAGATATTAAATAGCCTGCAATACGTGCAGCTCCATCGTTACGTGAGCCTTCATGCACTCCATCAAGCGAGAATGGTGCTGTCTGCACATTAGTTTCTGTTTTTGGTACGCCTGTTATTTTGGTAAATTCAACTTCTGTAAAGTCTGGTAAGTCATTATGGTCATGTATCTTCCAATCAGGAAAGGTTATGGGTTTGTAAATCTGGCCATTGGCGTGTCTGCTCCAAGGTGCAATTATCAAACCACCTACACCTCTTATGTCTATTAATCGTTCTATAGGCGTTTCAGCAGTTCTTCTTGTAGCAAAGGTAGTATAGTTTTGTGGGTTGTTATAATAGTAGTGCATACCTTTGCCTGTAATCACTTTAAATGGACAAGCTGGTAGATTCTTTTCTACCCAATCCATTGCTTCTGGTGAATCTGCATCTACAACTATAAAATTACCACACATAAGTGCAACGACAAGGTTATCTCTAAGTCTCTAGGTGGTCTTTCTTGTTTATATTGTTCCCACCCACCCAAGAATGGCGGTGGTTTTTTGTTAGACCTTTGCAGAGGCACAACATTATACCCATCATCATAATAGGCAAGTGCCTGCTCTAGGGGAGTATGCTCCTCATTAATATTGAGTTGGAACACACTAAGCTTCTTCTTTTTCTAGAATATCAGATACTGAACCAAATATTGATTCAAAGTCTAGTCTCCCGTCTGTAGCTCGTATAATTTGTTTTGCTTGATTTACAGTAGGCTTCCTATAACCATATCTCCATGACTTAGCAGATGCTTCCGAACACCCAAATTCTTGTGCAGCTTTTCTCTGTCCAAGAAACTCTATGTACTCTCTAAGGGTGTATCTTTTTACAACTCTATTTGTATGGTTGGGTTTGAATCCTAAAGTTTCTAAATCTTTCAGTTTCTTGATTGCAAAACTTTTTGTTCTATAATAATAATTTGCCTGCCAGGTTAAGTCTTTTTCTAAAACTTCCATAATTACTCCTTTTTGTAACAATTTTTAAGATAATTGTTTCATATAGTATCTTTTTGTATTATACTATGCAAGTAATTTTTTAATAATAAGGAGTATTATATGGAACTATCCCAAAGAATAGTGTCACCTCACAAGCTTGTGCAAAGCCAAGGAGCTAAGATTTTAGTTTATGGTATGGCAGGCTCTGGGAAGACAACTCTAGCAAAAACTTGTCCAGGTAAGGTGCTTGTCATAAGTGCTGAAGCTGGTCTGTTGTCTATTCAAGATGCACAGAATGTTGATGCTATAGAAGTAAAAGAAGCATCGGAAGTAATGTCATTACACGATGCACTCAAGTCTGGACAATTACAATATGACACGGTTGTTCTAGATTCTGTTTCCGAAATCAGTGAGATATTACTGACATGGGAAAAGTCTAGAAGTAAAGACCCAAGAATGGCATATGGTAATGTTCAAGAATCTGTAACAAATTTAATGCGTGCTTTTAGAGATTTGCATATGCACGTATTATTTCTGTGTAAAGAAGATGTAGTTAATGATGATGGCATACTTAGACACGCACCTAAAATGGTAGGAACTAAGTTAGGCGAATCAATAACTTACTTCTTTGATGAAGTGCTTGCTTTGCGTATTATTGAAGACCAAGATGACGAGGGCAAGAACATACAAAATAGATGGTTGCAAACTGTTTATGGACAAGGCTACAAAGCTAAAGACCGTAGTGGTAAATTAGATAACTTTGAACAGCCTGATATAAGTGCCTTGATTGAAAAGTTAGGGTTTAAATTAACTAATAATGTGGGAGAATCAAATGAGTGATTTCGGTGATGTAGAGTTTTTTGAAAACATAGAGGAGATGTCGACAGGCACTCCTCTTGCACCTGATGGAGAACACAACGCAAAGATTATAGCTACTGATAAATATAAATCACAAGCTGGTAATTGGACGTTGAAAGTGACCTATCAAATTGATGGTGGTAAGTATAGAGACCACAA